GCTGCCAGCAATGGCGAACCGGCAGCGGCAAGCGTAAATGCAGTAAAGGCAAAGTGAAATCTGGAGTGGGAGTAATCCCACTTCTTAAAGAGTTAATAAATTATGTTTCAAAGTCTAAGACAATCCAATATATTTTATATCCTTCAAAAAGGTGAAAACCCTGAATTGAAAGTGGGACAAGTTGTTTCAGTAAGCAATCCTCAACCTAAATACGGACAGTATGTTCCAGGGCAGACTTACGGCCAAAATATGGAAACAGTTGTTGACGTATCGGTCAAGGTTGGTGAGGAAACTATTGATTTCAAACAACTTCCGGCAAATCTTTCAATAGCTAATTTTGGTGCGAATGGAGTTGTAGTGTCGGAAAGCCGGGAGGCAATGAATGCCGAGGTGGAATCTATGTTAAGAATAAGCCGAGGAGTAATAGAAAGTGTCCCTTACCATGAGAAGGTCATTTCCTCCTGTGATGTTATGCTAAGGGAGCTGAATCCACAACTGGCGAAAGAAAAAGAACAGGAAGAGAAAATCGGTGTCCTTGAACAGAAAGTTTCCGGAGTTGAAAACACCCTTACCGATATAAAAGATATGCTTGCCAAGGCTTTGGGAAGTGGTAGTAACAATCCTAAAAGTAAATAAATTATGCAGATAATTGAAATCACAGAAAGCAAGGTCGAGAAAATGTCCGACTATGCTGAAAAGATGCTCAAATACGGTGGTAAACTGATGCAGTGCATCGAGGAACTTTCCGGAGGTGAAAGCATGGGAAGACGTGAACGTTATTATGACGATGACGACGAGCGTTATGACGAGATGGGCGAACGTGGTGGTTATGGCGGTGGTTCCGACCGTGGCGGCTATGGAGAAAGACGTGGCGTACGTGGTACAGGACGCTATTCCCGTTATCGTTAATGTTTAATTAGGGGGTGGATTATTTCTACTCCCTATAACTTTATTAAATCATGAGAAGAGAACCGCTGGATATAAGAGACAGAAGACCGGAAGAGATGGAAGCGTATCTTTCACACTTTGGATGGCATTTCAACAAGAAAATGTGTGAATTTGCCGTGTCTTTGATGAAGAAGATGAATCCTTCAACCGGAAAGAAAGAACGTATTGAACCAATCTCCAAAGAGAAGGTTGACGAATTGCTCACCCGTTACGGAATAAAGCTTGAGAACAATGTGTTGTATGATTATGTGTACTGGGCCAACCAATGCAAGGCTGATACATTCAAATCCTCCGTGCCGGATGAAGCGCACATGGCATTATACATAAAGGATATGATTGACGATCCGGATGCTCCTGACGGCATGGCAATGTGTATGTGGTATGCCAAGATGAACAGAGCCGGAGAACCGGTGGAGTGGGACGAAATGCTTTGATAAATGATAAGACAACGGTTTACATTACCCAAGTATGGCTGGAGCTGCATGGTATATTATGCAGTAGATACATATTATACAGAAGAGATACTGAATAATATGCATTCCATCGGCTGCGACGGTGATATGCTCCGTACTGCATACGATAACATAAACTCCGGCAACCTGAATACCGGAGTTACTTACTCCAACTTCGGGACACGGGAAACGGTTATGGTTATTGCCCTTACTTCGTCTTCGAAGGAATTTGCCAAGTCATGGAGGCATGAGTGCGGGCACATGGCTACTCATATCTGTCAGGCATTTGGGATAGACCCGTACGGTGAGGAAATTCAGTATATCGGAGATGATATAATTGAAAAGACGTGGGAATATGCTAAATCACTATTGTGCGAGTGCAAATGTTGCAAAAATGAAGTTAAACATTTAATTCACCAACCTTATGAAGAATAAGCAAGTCCGAAAAGCATTAAAGAGTGATACTCCTATTAATAGTATGTATGCTCTTATTCCGGATAACAGGATGCGGGCTTTCAAGAAGTTTGCCGCCCGTTTTGGTTTTACTGAAGAACGAATAAAGTCTGTGCTCGAAAATGAGAAACGATAAACTGGATATATTGCTTGAGCAGGCCGACGACCGGTATCACTCGGATTTCTGCCGGCTTCTGCTGGTGATGCTATGGAACGCCTAGAAAGGTGGTTGTACTGGCTGATTCCTCTTGCGATTATTGCAAGGGTTATATCTTTGTGTGCACGATTGATATTGTAATGTTTACGTTGTACTAAATTGAAAGGTGATATTGCAGCTTAATGAGTGCAAAACATATAAAATAATCTATTTTTTATTGCAATTTATTTTCTATCTTTTGCAAATACAAATTAAATTCATACATTTGCAGCACATGATTATGCCTTTGGCTTACGTTTGTCCCCCTCTTGATAATGGGCATGCCTAACCAAAGGCCATTTTTTATTTTATGAAAACACGTCCAAATACATCGTACACAGAAACTCCTATAAGAGTTGCCATATTAATTGATGGTGGGTATTTTATAAAACGCTATAATGCAATGTACAATAAGTCTGCCAAAAAGACAGCATTAACCATTGCTAATGATTTATATACTATATCTCATTCTCATGTAGGAAAAAATAATTATTTATATCGTATTTTTTATTATGATTGTGTGCCATTCTCCAAAAAGATACACAACCCCATTTCCAAGAAATGTGTCGACTACTCTAAAACAGAAGAAGCACTTCGTAGAAGTGAGTTAATAAACGAGCTTAAGAAAAAAAGAAAAGTTGCTTTGCGTTTAGGTAATATCAAGGAAAGTAAAAGATGGATTTTCTATGATAACACAATGAGAAAATTACTAAAGAAAGAAATTTCTCTTGATGACATTAAGGAAGATGATGTGTATTATGAATTGCGTCAAAAGGGAATTGATATGAAAATTGGTGTTGACATCGCTTCTTTATCTTTAAAAGGTTTTGTGGATAAGATTGTTCTTATTTCTGGAGATTCAGATTTCGTTCCTGCTGCAAAATTGGCTAGACGTGAGGGAATTGACTTTGTTCTTGATCCTATGCATTGTGAACATATCGAAAATGATCTATATGAACACATTGATGGATTAAAAAGCATACCTTTATATCATCAGAAAGATGCAAAGAAAAAATAGCTCCTTCCATTTATAACTGCCTCTTTAAAATGGAATCCTCCCGGTGTATTAGATATGCCGGGATTTTTTATACCTTTGCCGAAAACTAACATTATGGCAGAAGAAAAGAAATACGACTACGACTCAATAAACGAGTTGCTAACTTGGGCTAAAGAAACGCTCAATAATAAGAGATACCCGGTCGGGGAATTCCAGCTGGATAAATGTGCAAAGATTCTTGACTGCGGAAAGTACCTTGATTCGATGATAGCGGTGATTTCAAGGAACTGGGAGAATCCTACGTTTTATCCGACTGTAGACCAGTTGAGAACATTTAGAGAAAAGATAGAGAAAGGAAAATAATATGACTTATTTATGTGTTGACAAAGATGGGACTGAACGTATTATTGAATGTGAAGTCTATTGTGAAAGAGGAGGAGACGAAGAACCCTATAGAGACGAAGAATGTTGGGACTATGATCCGCATAATGATGTATGCATCGAACTCCCCAAAGGTACAATAAAGAAAATCCTTGGACGAGAACTAACATGGGAGGATGAACCTGTTGAATTGAAATAGAGAAGGCAGCCGAATAAGCTGCCTTCCCCTACCCTTTCATCATCATTATATCGGCTTTCATTTCAATATATTCCTTGTATTTATCAGGATTATTAATATAATCAATAACCCTATTTATAGCTATTTCAGCTTGCTTAAACCGAGTTTTTGTGTAATACCTGACAATTCCCCTACCCTTGTCTGAATGAGCAAGACAATAGTCTATTACATTATCGGGTATTCCTAAATCAAAAGCATATTGAGCGAACGATTTTCTAGCAGAATAAAAGACTACCTTTTCTTTTATTCCTAAATCCTTTGCTAATGAAGCAAGAGATCGGCATGTATACCTTGAAAAATTATGATACGAAAATTTATATCCAAAATCCAGTTTTTTTGTCTTATTATCTATCCACCTATTTATTATCATCTTTGCAGGTTCGGTAATTGGAAGTAGGCAATGCTGTTCGGCTTCCGTTTTAAGCCTCGTTTTAATTCTGACATAATCTACTTTGTCATTAACAAAACGAGTATTCATTATATCTATTAAATTCATTCCGCCTAAATAAAAAGAAAGCATAAACACATCCCTTGCAACAATGTATTTTTTCTCTTTTGGATTACTGCACCTTATCATATTAAGGCTTTCCAAAGATATATCAACTTCGCGAACTGGAGATTTAGGAATTTTCTTGTTCACAAATGGATGTATATCATATCTGACATAACCTGAATTTATATTTCTATTAATAACAGCTTTTATTTGAGACATCATCATCCCAATTGTTGTATTTCCGATGTTTCTTTTTGTTTTCAAGTATTTTGAAAATCCTTCAATCATATTTGGAGTTATATCTGACATAGGTATTTCTCCCCTAGTGAACTCCGTAAAATATCGACAACTTCTTTCAATTAATACAGCATAACTTTCCCTTCCTTCAGAATTCAGTTCACTTATAAAATCATTGCAAGCCTTTTGATAAGTAATATTATGCTTTCCTTTCGAATCCAAGTCAGATATAAGCATATCTTTAATTTGCTTACAAGAATTATTTCATCCAATTTATCCTGTAGATCATTCATCATGCTTCTTAGCTTGGAATTAATAATTGAAGCATCAGGACGCTTTGTTACTTGTCCATCCTTAAACTGCGACAAGTTATCAATAATGAAACGTGTTACAATATAACATGTCTCTTTCTTATGACATACGGCTATTCTTATTTTATGCCTCCCGTCCTTTAAAACTTTTGCTTTGAAAATTGTAAGTTTAAGAGTTGCCATAATAGATTAATATTTAAAGGATAAGTTTTGGATAAGTTTTTTTGTCCACCACTGGACAATTTTTCCTTTTTTTTAATCTATATATTGAAGAACTAGTAAATAAAAACGGGAACCTAAACCGCTAAATATAAGACAATTAATAGGTTCCCATTTGAGAGCCGCTAGCCAGACTTGAACTGGCGACCTACGCGTTACGAATGCGTTGCTCTACCAACTGAGCTATAGCGGCGTTTGTCTCTCGTTTACGGCGTGCAAAATTACAGCTTTATTTGAGAAAACAAAAAGAATCCGATTATTTTTTGAGCTTAATTTTTAAATCAACTTTTGTTGACGTTATCTAAAACTTTTCTTTGCGTTCAAATTTTCCGTCCTCGGTATAGTACTTCCATGTACCCTTCGGTTTATTATTTGCATACTTTCCACGAAGTTTCAATGTCCCATCTTCATAATATTGGCGGTAACGACCATGGCGTTTCCCTTCTTTTACTTCCGCTTCACTCTTCAATGCTCCCTCCGGATAAAACTCTCGTAAAACGTTTCCTTCAAACTTTTCGATATAGAAACGTTTCAGTTCGCCCATCTGCTCTTTTTCGGTCTCTGCATCTTCGTTCATTTCCTTATCATCTTCATCGGTAGCAATAGCAACGTCAACCTCTTCCAGTTGATATGGGCTATAATCCATCACATACTGCAAAGAAGCCGACTGATCCTCTCCTATAATCTGCATAGTCCAGTAAGGAAATGAATACAAAACGTCTTTGTTTGATTGTATTTCATTCCATGTAGCAGGATTCATCATCGGTTTCAACTGGGAATAAAACTTGCGCACATCTGTATATAAGAAAATAGTAGAACTTGATTTTAAATATGACAGTGCATTTTCAAAACCCGGATTATTTTTTAATAAATTCTTCTGCTCGTAATCTTCTACAAAGGAAAGTAAAGAAGCAGCTTTATTACTAAAAACTACATAATCGTCAACATAAGTATAGTATGGCTTCTCAAATTTATCAAATAGCTTTCCAAAGAACAAGCGAAAAAAGCCTTTCATTTCGACATAATTAATCTCGAAATCCTTATAATTAGCAGTCTTAATCTTAACCGGAGTACGTCGCTTAATCTTCTTTTCAATGAATTCCATGTTCTTACGGGCATCTTTAATACTTTTAGCCCTGATAGCCAGAATCAGTTCGGGATCATGTCCTAACAAACCTGGTTCGGATTGGGTAATAGCAAACTCTCCTGACATCCAACTCAAAAAGTTTTCTTCCAAAGATATACCGAATAACCCTTCTATCTTTTTCCGGGAACTTTGATAAGAATCATACAACTGTTTATTGTGAACCGACAGTGCATTCTCCAGTTCCTTTACAAAGGTCACCGGACTATTGAAACCTATATTCGTATAAAGAGCTGTCCGCCCGGACAGAATCTCATGTGCTTTCATTTTATGTTTTCCCGAATTCAACAAAGCAGTGACATAAGGATCGGCAGAATCTTTTTTCAATGTATATCCTTTCACTTCCATCCGCTCCTTATTCGTATTTAAATAAAGTCCGGCAAAATTCATGGAATTGCTAAACAGATCAATGTACTCATTTCTTGTACCTAAATAAATAGACATAAATTGAGGTACACGCGCATAATTGACAAAGACTCTGACAAGTCCCTTACCGGAAACCAACTTCTCTGTTTCAATAAAAGACTGATCAAGCCCGATTTTAGGTTTATTACGCGAATCAATAGCCGACTCGACAAGTCCGGATGTGTATGAACCAACCAAATGATTATCGACAAAAGCAATATAGAAAATATCCCTCGTCTCGGAATCGCGCATTTCAAGGATATTAATACCATTATGCATCCGGTTAGTCACAGTAAAACCACTCATGACCAATACGGTTTCAACCTGGTCTTTCAATAAATCCATCTTCGATGTTTTCTGCATATCCAAGATAAGCAAAAAATCCCACTCTGTGGCACGAGTCTTATGAAGCGAAATAAGCATATCCCGTTCACCGACAAGCGACAATAGCACCTTATTGCTTTTGACAACCGAATCGAGCTTCTCTACGCTCTTCGTTACTTCCTCGAAAGATTTCGCTTTCTTCAGACATTGCCATGTTTCACTTCCACTAAACTTTTCCCAATCTTCAATCGGAGCCGATGATTGAATGATAAACGCAGCATCTTCCGGAACCAGATAGATCTGCTGAATATTACGATCAGGTGAGACAAATAAATAAACTACGGAATATACAACATATACCGCCAAA